AACCCCGCCATAATCTGTCCATTCCCACCAGCCGTCGTCTGCTCGATAAATATAAACTGTGTCTTCATCAACCCTCTTATGAAAACGCCCAGGCCAGTTTTCAAGATTACTTACGTTTTGAGTTCTTCCAAATGTTTCTCTCACCCAAAGGTGATCGCCTGCAAGGCCGAGGGGGCATTTAACCCAAATACTTTGCTCTATGTTTTTGTTGACGAAGAGAACAAAAAACTTGTCGGTCAGGGTGATTGCGCTATTCGAAGTGGTAACAAACTCCCAGTTATCTGGATCTTTATTAATCTCCCTCAGTCCATTTAACCTTCGTGTTTGCGTTTTGTTTCCGTCCAAAATAGCTCGGACCATGTTGCTGGAAAACAAGATTGGTCGTTCTTTGATTGCTTGTTCTTTCATTTTTTATTCTTCTTAATCAATTTCCATTCTTCGTATGCTCGACGGCTCACACGGCCTCTGGTGGGAACAGAGACGGTTGCGCTCGTTCTCCGCAGATAAACCGTATTGCCTCTTGTTGGAGCTTTTGGAGACGTTGAACCGTGTCTTCGGATAGAAGTTGCTTTTCGTCTTCACCCGACTCTTCTCCGCCAGGCATACTAAAGAACTTGTGTGGAGTATTCAGAACCAACGGCGCATAAGCATTTCGTAATTCTCTCAGAGCCGTGATCGTTGCGCCTGTCGTATTTTTCGGATGCGAGAAAGATATGGAACGAACGTGAATATAGCTCTCCACACGATCCTCGTCGAGATCCAGCTCGCAAATCTCGTTCACATCTTGACGCAAGTCCGCAAGTGCTTCGTAAAAGGAAGGGAGTGCAAGGTCGCTGGTCGAAACTGTATATTCGTCTGGTTCCTCGTCTCCAACTTCAACCTCGTAGGAAATAAAAATTTTCCCGGGACTTCCATCCTTTTTTGGTTTGTGTCCGATTTTAGACAGTTTGTATTCTGTTTCCATGTTCTACCTCCTCCTCGCCAGTTCAGCACGTTCACTTTTCATTTTTTCGTAGATCTCAGTAACGAGCGCTAACGTTGCTCCTCGTCTTGCAAAAATCTCGTATGTCCGTTCGATTCTATACCCACTGTTAAGATGCCAACGGATTGACGCTCCCAATTGTTCGTTCGTCATGCTGCGGCTGGTCTTTTGAACTTGCATGGCTCCCCTTTGTCTTGTTTAGATTTTTTGAATGTTTCGTAAAATGATTTCGCATATGTAATTTTAGGGTTTGTCGAATTTGGATCGTAATACTCCTCCGGTGATTTTGCACTTAGGATAAACTGTTTTGTTGTCGGTGATATTTTTTGTGCCTGGATATAATCCTCGAAGTATTCAAAATCTGGTTGGTGATTAGTTTGTGTTGGTCGTTCCGAGGATGGCAACTTTAGCGCGACTATAGTTGATTGTATTTTTTCGTAATAAGATTTTGCAGATGCAATTGTGATCGGAATCGGTTTCCAAAATTTAAGATCGTCTTTGAATTCCTTAGACTCTTTGATCCGTATAAGATTAGATACAACTTCTATAATCTTATCAGCCGAAAGACCAGAAGTCATAAACCAATTTAAAGCAGAGGTTTCTTTTCCAACAGTATGAACGTATTCGATATTCCTCGAAGCGAGAAGCTCCTTTGTTTTTTCGTAAACGTTTACAAATGTAATAGTTTCAGAAAAAGAAATTTCTTTTTCTTTCTTTGTACTAGGTTCATTCGTACTTAGTTTTTCCGTATTAGGTAAATCTATACTAGGTTGATTAATATTTAGTAGTGTTTGATTTTCCACAGGTGGATTCCCAGGCGTGGGTTTCCACTCGTGGCTTTCCACATGTGGGAAATCACGTCTGGAGTTTTGCGCATTTTCTGGTCCAGACGTGATTTTCACGTCTGGGTTATTTCTCTTTTTCGGTATTTCAACAATTCCCGAAAAATGAGGGTTTAACGACGGGTGTTCGTAAGCATTGTATTCGTGGATGAATTGACCAGCAGCGTTTCGGTAACGATTACGATGAAAATACCCGTGACGTTCAAGGTCCTTCCACGCAGACCTGTGCGACGTTTCACCGTTAGACGAATGTCGGGCCATCTCACCGAAATAAATTGCCCAATCGTCCGGACGAGAGAGGCAAATTCCGAGTAAGCCCTTGGCCTCTAACGACAACGTAGGAACAAAAAAGAATTCCGTATTGATGGTTTTGTAAAACGTCTCTTTTTTGTTTGTTCGAAATATTCTAATTACGTTGTCATTACTCATACAACACCCTGTCTTGCTCTTGGATAATAATAAAGCGGGCCCAGGTAGAGAGTATTGTTTAGATAACTATCGAGGTCATCCAGGCTATCCGTTACAAAAACAACAGAGTTGTTTTTTTTGATTATAATCTGATCACCAATATTTATTGTTATACTACTACAAAGATCAACGTGATGAAATTCCATTGTCCCGTATTTTAAAGCCATCTTCGTATATACAGTTCCAACAAAATTCCATTCGTTCGGCCTAACTTGTTTAAATTTATGTTTTTGTAATATAATATTTATGTGTTCGTTTTGCGTATCCGCAATCATGATAATTATCCCTTCCTCTCACTGTCCTTTATGTCGCTTTGTCGGGTCCAAAAAAGAAACCGGTTTTGTATTTTTAGCTTTATCAGTAGAGTTTGCAGCCTTTAAAGCGGCGTCCTCTTGTGTTAAATAACTTTTGCGTATGTGACTCCACTTTTGTATAAGATCGTCAGCATCATAATCTTCTGATCTACCGTGTAACCACTGCAAAAAGTAAAACACCGATACAACGGAAATTGCAGTTAATCCGATCAAAAATTTTAAGCTGGGTTCCATAGTTTGATTAAAGTCCTTATGCATATAGAGCAAACTACGGAAGACCCAGATACACATGCCAGCGCAAGACTATACCACACGGTTAGTATTGCATATTGTTTGAGTATTATAAAATCGTAATAGTATAGTTCAAAACTCATAGCATCACCAATCCGCTTTTTCGCCGAAAAAATGAGTCGATACGAGATCAAGTGTTACTATTTTTTTATCCTTTTCAGCGAACACGTCGATCACCTTACCTGACTCAGATCCAGAAGCTGTGCCGAATTCTACAATTGCTTCTGGATTACATTTCTCTAGTTTCTTAATTAATGTTTTAACTTTCATAATTCCTCTTTTATTCCTTTTGGATTTTCGGAGAGCCTATAAGGTTTAGTAGACATTTCGTCGTTAAGCTCCCTATAGGATCCGAGCTTGCCCATAATCTAGAATGGTGGGTGCTACCCAAAATTAGCTCGCTAATCTCCGAAAATCCAAAAGTGCCGCGCACGGACGGCGACAAAACCAAGGAGAACCCCGATCCCTGCCGTGCCAGGGATTACACTATTTTGCTTCTATGCGGCCTCGTACCATTTTTCGAGGACGGTCTGACGAATTAGGTCTTCGTCGACCTCTATAAGTCCTGCAATGATGTGAGTGACCTCATCCAATGATTCATCACACTTATCATCAAAGAGTGCGTCGTATTGATTCAAAATTCTAATTCTATCTCTCTTTTGATTATCCATGCATAGCTCCTTAATCTATTTGTAGATTTTGATTCTCTATTAACTCGACACCCTTAAATGATCTCCCTGATTTAATAGCAGCCTTGAGTTCATTTTTCATTGGGCTATATTCAATTTTTGTAAACTCTTCGCCGAGTACGGTAAGGAGTTGATTATCAGGTATCTTTACATCCAAGGATTCGCTTTTGCGCCAATAGAGCTTAACTCGATCGTCTTTGAGTTTAGTCCCCTCTTGCAGATTAGCTTTAATAAATCTTAAAAGGCTCTTATACCTTTTTTCAAGGGCCTCTCTCCTCTTTTTAAGATTGGCTTCTTTTGATTTTAAAGCTGCTGCCTCAAGTTCGAGTTCGCAATATATGCATCCAAGGTTGAGCAGCTTTTTGTCCTTAGCCTCAACAATATCGTTGAGTTTTTGCGCAAGAACCTCATCTACAATTTCACCCGTGTCCGGATTAATCGCGGAGTAGAGTGTCTGATAATACAGATCGTCGAGTTCGAATAGTTTAAGTGTTGCGAGTGCAGCCATTAGGATAAGTCCCCCTCTTCCGTATGCCCAAGCGCGCCTAATGCACGGTCGAAGTGCGTCAGTCCCTCTTGATAGAGTGCGACTTTGTTCTGTTTGCTAAATTCTTGATACATCCCTTCCCACCGTTTCCTACAGGATGAAAGTTTTTGAATCGCTTCTTTTTGAGTTAAGCTTTCGTTGCCCAGGACTCCGTCAATCCACGCCTTGGTATCTGTAAGTTTCGTTTCAAGAGTTTTTGAATCTTTTTTCGGAGCTGGTTGTTCTTGCTGCGCAGGGCCGAGCGAAGAAGGATCTTCTTTTTCCGCCAGAGCTTTTTCAGGTTTTGGTTTTGGTGCCACGCCTTCTGACAACCATGATGCAAGTTCTTCCCCAAATTCTTTTCCAGGCTTCTCGATAATCTTGTCCTGGAATTTTCCGGTGCGGTCTTTAGATACGGAAGCGTAATGATCTATGCTAAGTTCGATAAGAATATCGAATTCGTATTCAACACCCTTGCCTTGTTCAGGCGCAAGACCAACGCGCTTAGGAGCTTGCTTGCCACTTCGATTTGTCTCAAGTACGTATTCTGTCTTTGAGCGCATTGTAAAAAAGAGGTGCCCAGGAAAATCGTATAAAGCAGAAATAAGTTTTTTCTGCTTTGGTGTTCCTTCCGACCATGCAGCATAGGAGTTCCCTGCAAATTTTGTTTTTGCAATCTTATCAACGTCTTCAAGCAACTCTTGCCAGGCATGAGTTCCGGAATCGATGATCAAAACATCATA